CGCCTTCAAGGTAGCCTTGACGTGCCCTGTTTGAGCATGTCAACTGGCCGTAGCACAAGATCTGTGAGAACACAGCGTCTTGATTTGTTGGGCGCACAAACGGCGTTGGCTTAAACCAAGTGTCCGAGTGACGCACAAGTTGCATGTACTTCGTGTTCAACATGTAGATAACACCATCGGCGTTAGCTGCATCGAAGGTCCACGGAGCACCTTTATACATGAGGTTCTGGAATCCAGCGTCAGCCATATCGGTATCGGTATAGCGGATGTTGCTGGTTAGCAGCGCCTCATAGTTTTCATAGTCATCTGCTTTTGAGATGATTATTGTTGGTTGGTCGTTACCGACTGACACGGCGTTGTAGCGTGTCGCCAGTTTCGCCAAGGTCAAAGACCCTGTGGTTGTTGTGCATGACGACACCCAAAACCCGTTGCCTGTATCTGATGGGTCAATTCCACCAAGGGCGTTAGCTGTAAGAGCGGAGTCGTTAACGATGTTTACGAGTCCGTTCCAGTCCTTGCCACTGTTGCCAGCGCCGTCAGCGTGGAACATGGTGTTCATGTTCTCAATAATGGATTCTTGGGTTTGGAAGATTTTGCCTTCGAGAAGGTCAATGATTTGAGCTTCACCGTTGTTTTTGGCTTCTTCCATACCGTTGATCGTTACGGTAGCCGCATATTGACCCCAGTTGTACTCAGCAGCCGAAATGCCTGTCTGAGCCGTGGTGTCAATAGTGTCGGTTCCGCTGTACGAAGCAGCGGTATCGTTCGCTCCATAGATGATTGGAACAACAATCTTTGCGCCACCGCTAACTGTTCGCATTGTTGACGAATTTGTCAACGCATAGAACAGTGGACGAGCCGAAAAGACGTTATCAACCAGCTTAGGAACGTAATTGTTGAGAGTCGTAGTCAGAATCTCATCGAAATTGCTGTTTCCAGCCATTTACATTCTCCTAAAAGGTTAAGTGCCTAATTGTTCTTTTGCCAATGCGAACGCTTCTCTGATACTGGTAACACTTTTCGGAGCCTGAGTTTGGGTTCCCGCTTGGGTTGACCCTCCAGTTGTGACAACGGCTGCCGCTGAACGCTTACTATCTGTAATATCACGTTCTTCTTGCAGCTTATCTGCCGTCAATTTGACATCGTTGAACTGCCAATGTGCGTATGCTGCATCAAGATTTGGGATCTTATGCTTCATAGCATGATTCAACAGTTCTTGCCGATCAAACTCTCCGTACTGTTCTTGTAGTTTCAGAACTTCACGTTCCACTGACCGCTGACGTTCAACAGCTTCTTGCTGTTCGATTTTGGCTTCAAGTAGTCGAAGTTTCTTTTCCGTTGGGTCAAGATATTCGTCATCCTCAAAATTATCGTTCCCCAGATCCACAGAAACGTCTAGCGTTTGAGCTAGTGCCTCTAACGTGGCTTTAGGGTCTGCCTCTAAGGCAGAAACGATTGCTTCTGCTTGCTGAAGCCGTTCTTTTTCAGCGGCTATTTCTTGCGTCTTGCGAGTGTAATCCGCTTGACGCTGGTATCCGTTTTGAAGCTCTTCCAAACTGACCTGCTGTTCCTCACCGTCAACTTTGACGACATATAGCTCACCAGGTTCTTGTAAAGCTTCATTTGTGGTGTCTGGAGTGTCATAATCGACTGGTTCCTCGACCACTGTTTCTTCTATTTCGGGCACAAGCCCCTCCTACGAGTCCTAAATGGTTACTCAACCGTAACTGCAGGGGTGTCCCACTTAGAGTGCTGGAAGATCCATTCCCATCTGATTTTGGAGTTGCAGCAACAGTTCAGGAGGCACACCACCCGTTGGAGCAAACGCACTTCCCTGAGGAGCCATCACGTTGGGATCAACACCTCCAGGTATCGGAGCACCCTGTTCTTCAGGGGGAATTTGCCCTTCTTCTGCCGCCACAGCCTGATCAGGGGCTTGCATCAAAAACTTTTCAGGATCTTTGATTCCGAAACCAGATTCCAGAACATGCACAGCGAGAGCTTGTGGATCTATAACGGTTCCAACCATCGGAGCAATCGCATTCATCAAACTGATGGCTTGCTGCTTCCGAATAGTTTCATTCATCGGCTGCGTAGAGCCCGCCTGAACGGAGAAATCGTATTCACCAACAATGTCTTCACGCTCATAGCTCACAAAAGTGTCTTCACCATTGATCGTGACTCTAGCCATCTGTTGACCAGTCATAAATTGTTGCATGAGTTGCAAAACTCGCCGCGCAACCTTAGAAATACTCAACTCAACAATAGCCAACTTATCTGCAGCCCGAGCATTCTGAGCATCAGCAATAATGCTGGCTTCGGTAGCTGTGCGCCGTATCTCAGGCATAGCTCCACGAGCATATTCCGAGATACCTGAGACTGTGTTTATGTCTTGTTCAATAATATCAGAATACGCATAAATTTCTGGGCTGATTGGCACCTGAGGCATTGGAATAACAACCTCATTCAAAGGACGGTTCTCGTCCACAACGGGAACCATTCGCCCATCTTCTTCAGATTCTAAAGCTTCGCGTCCTTCAGGACCGAAAGATCGTTCGTGATACAAATACTTTCGGGCATAACGTTTTCTGTCATTCATCAACTGAGAACGTGTCTTATCGAGCTCCAACTGTAAAGATTCGATGGATTCTAAATCACCAATCGGATAGAACTGGCCTGGAACATCATAGTTACGAAGCATCGTAAACGGATGACCATAGGCGTAAGGCATCGGTGTTGGATCAACAAGGAACTCTTCGCCACCCTCAGCATATATTGCCACAGTGTTAGTTACGATGTCATAAAATTCCCAAACGACCACCTGATCCTCAAGAAATTCCCATCGATCATCACTCATCGCATAGGTGTCTTGATTCAAATTGTAGTCGGCATTAGCTGCAAGTCGCCGTCGAGCACTAGGCTTATATCGAGGATCTTGCTTTGCTTCCTCCAAAGGTCGAGATATGCGTTGAGCAATCCACTTAGCGTCCTCAAGACACGTTGCAGCAGGGTCCACAAACATGTCGAACGGCGAAATTCGTTCAACAAACGGCTGATCTTCAACAACACGCATCACCGTTGTCGGAATATTTGCTGCAACATCCCCAGGTGAAGGCAACCCTCCAGCCAAACTCGGAGTTTCAGCAGCAAAAGTATCGATTTCGGATAACGCAGTCTCAAACATGACATCACGTTCATCCTCACTGATCTGCTGCTCCTGTTCAACAAACTTCCAACCTGTTTTGATCCATCCATGACCAAAAATTAGGAAATCTTTAACAGTGCGCCGAAACGGTGTCCTGAAATCGTGATGTTTCCAAAGATAGTTAGCTACAGCCTCAACGAAAGCCGCTCGATCACGATTCTCTGGATTAGTGGCCTGAACAACAACCTTCGGGTAGTTAACGGCAACGCTAGGAGCAATAACGTTAATAGTCGAAAACGCTAAATTAACTGCTATCAGGTCAGACTTTGTTGCAGTTGTAGCAGGCCAATGTTTGCCTTTGTACATGTCAACAAGTCGTCGCCAAGTCTGTTCGTACTGTTCCTGGTCACGCCAACGCTGACATTTCTCAACTTTGTCGATATAACTTTCAAGTTTTTCTTGCCGCGTTTTGCGAGCCATATCAGAATTGAACCTTCTCTGGAAGCTTCTCTACGTTTCGTCCAGTCGCAGTAGCTTCAGCATAAACTTTAGCTTCTCGCTCGCGTCTAGTTAAACCCTGCTCATCTCGGGGGAGAATCGACTGGTAGCCTTGCCCCGTTGACACAGTGATTGACTTTAGGCGCAAATGGCGTTCATAGAGTTCCCTGAGTTCTGATAAAGGCGCATCTCGACGTGCCAGAACGTATTCAGCGAACTCTTCAAACGTGGCCCCATCAGGTAGGACCGCCACAATTAGCCAGCGTCGTGGCCGCGTAGATTAGGTTGTTTACCTGGTTCTACTTTGCCGGTAATCCCATGCTGATTCTTGGGTGTAGTACGGCCACTTACTTCGCCGTAACCACCTGTTTGGTTAGCGTACTTTGGGCTATCCAAACGCTGATCTGGGGATTGGCCGCCACCAGGCCGCCAAATAGGGTTAGCTGAAACGCTTGAACCACGCTCCATTTTGGCATTTTTCCCTTTGGCACCATCGATAGTGCCGCCAGGAGTATGAGCGATGTTTCTTCCCATCAAAACTCCAATAAAGTCGACTACCCATTGCTTCAGGGTGTCCCACGAATATTGTTTGCTCCTATTTGGAAAGGATCTTTTTCATTGCGATTACTGTTAGCAAGACGGGCAAACCAATCAACAGTCCAATAATCATCATGTTTTTCAACATACTCAGGAGCATGAGCATACTTCCTCATCTGGTTAGCCAAAGCTAACGCCATTACACGGTCATCAAACGGAGAACCCGACATACCGCCTCGCTCATTACGAACAAAAGTTCTGAGCTCAGCCACAGTATGCTTATCGTAAAGCGTTAACTCTTCATTTCGTAACGCCGATCCGAGTTCATCGATCATCAACGGCTTCGAAGTTCTAGTAGTTTTCCAACCATACTCTTGCGAAACCCTGTTATTCACTTGATTCAGAGCTCGACGCCGAAACAATCTCGGATACCCCAAATGACGCAACTCTGTGATCGTTGTCAAACCATGGTTATTTGACTCCACGCAACACAACGCATCCAAATAGTAAAGACCCACAGCGTGCACTTCTTCAGCCAGTTCGTCAGGCGCTATATGTCCATGCCAAATAGCGGCCTGCTCCCCAGTGTTAATATCCAAAACCTGAATAACACTGTAATCCCCATGTTTCAGCCCCTCAGCCGTATCAACACCCATCACATAGGCGTGCCGAGACTGAGGTTCCTCAAAAACAGTGAACGTCATCTTCGGAACTCCACATGGTTACCTTTACGCCACATGTAGCCCTGAATCCCAGGGCGAACAAACTTACTCATCTCATCCAAAATATCTAGATCAAACACAGGGTTCCCTGAACGAATAAACGCTTCCTCAGGAGTAGTCGGATATTCCTGGGCAAGCTGCCACGGCAACATCGACTCAACCTTACCCTGATACCACGCATCGCCACGATCCTCAGTCGCA